GATGACAATTTCCGTCACCGCCGTGACATCTAGTGTCGCATCAAGTTGAGGACCTACGCCACCGATGGTGTAGAATAACGCCGCTTGAAGAAATCCAGCACTAAACCCTGCTAAAATCGGCACTGAACTTTGAAAAATCCCGACCGAGAAAGAACACGTTAAACCAGCCGGTTGTGGAGAAGTCCAGTGAAACTTCGCTTGGGTGGAATCAATCGGCACATAGGAGGTTAATGCTGTAACTGGCGATCCAGCATACTGATATGTCGGTTTAGCAACATCGTCTTGAAGGGTTGGTAGAATCACTGTACTCGTCGGGTAGTTATCCGCCCTGAATATTGTAGCAGGGAGCGTCGTGCTTACAACACCTGTGTTGGCATACTGGTTGTTCGGAAGTGCTGCGACCTTTTCTTGCGGCGACCATTCTACATAACGCTGAACTACATCATCTAACAAACCTGTCGCCAAATTAGGTCGCGCCATCGTGATGGAGTAGGCCGTCGTATTTTTATCAGTATTGCTACCGTCAATCAGCAATTTCGGAATGAAGATCGGCAACGAGGCAGCTGGCGTGTCTACTTCAAAACGAATGACACTCATGTAATAGTTGCTAGGATTATCTATAATCGGATTTGTTCTTGATTCAGTAAAATTTAGCGGGCGATTGTCTGTGCCTAATATATCGTTATTGACAGTACTCAAATCCAGATAGACGTGATCGGGAGTAGAAGACATTTATATATAAGAAATATATTATTATTTTTAATATACTTCTAAATATAAAAGATGCCCTACCAAATCATTAGTCAGGGTTCTAAAGGGGGGACCCCTTTGTTTAGCGTGATTAATCGGATTACACAGCATAATTTCTCTCCGAAAGGCATCTCCAAAGCGATGGCAACCAAGCAAATGCGATTGCTGTATATGAAGGCCAGAGAAATGGATGGAAAGGGTGTAGGGGATGCCCCCCTTGAGGGCGGGTCAGACGGTGGCGTGTATGATGCGATGAGCGATGCCGATCTACACGAATACTTCCCGCACGCCAAAATTGTAAAGTATAGCGAATTGCCACGTGGTATTCCCGCAGAGGAATTCTTAACCAAGAAGGGGGATTTTGCCTATATTCTATACGAGAGTTCCCTAAATTCTGGGCATTGGGTTGCTTTAGTCAGAGGTGAAAAGGCATTCATGTATTTTGATTCCTATGGAAATCCGCCTGGCTTCCCCCTTACGTGGAATACTCCCGAAAAAAATGTAGAACTTAAGCAAGATAAACCGACTTTGGTGGATATGTTTAGGATCACAAAATTGCCCGTTTATTATAATAACTATGATTACCAAAATAAAAAGGATACGGATGTAGCAACCTGCGGCCGCTGGGCCACACTTTTTTTAATTCACGTGAAGAAGTATAATGGCGATCTAAAATCGTTCAAAAGGGAAACGCTGAAAAGGGCAAAGGGCAGGAATTTAGACAAGTTTGTAACGGGGATAATTGATGAATAAAGTGGACAATTCCGCTTGTGGTCGGGTTTTCGCCCCCTTTTAGGAATATATGCGGGAGGGGTTTGAAAGGGGCCTCGCCCCTTTGGTTCAAAATAATTACAAAATTATTTTGAAATTAATATCTTTTGGTATATTATAAAATGAGTACACAGGATTTTCAAAAAGTGCTTGTTAAAGATGACCGCTTAGCTGGAATCACGGACCAGGTAAAGTACGCCGTTATCAAGGGGGCAGCCAATATGACTTGCGCGCAGTACAACGCGATAGGTTCCGGTGGTGCTGCTGGTTTCAAATCTAGCATAGTTTTCAATGTTGCCGTTCCCTCGCAAGAAACTATTATCGCTCGTCAGGCGCTGATTGAAACCACTCTCAATTTTCAAGTCACGGCCACGCCTGTTTCGGCTGATGCTGATGTGCCCGGTTCCGGTTATGTATTTAACTACGGGGGCGTAGACGGCCTCTCGCCGTTCCCGTTCCATGCTTTAGTCAATTCTACAAACTGGACGCTAAACAACAATACTATTTCACAAAACACGCGCGATTTATTGGCCGTGTTGGTTCGCCTCCACGATAAGCGTTATCTCCAACGTTATAACGGCATGACCCCAACGCTTTTTGATGTCTATGGCAACTACTCGCAGATCCCTGCTTCTGCTAAAAACAAACCTTTCGCCAGTTTCGCCGATCAGTCCTACGACAATGATCTTCAACCTCGCGGTGCTCTGCCTATTACAGTCACTACTGGCACGAACTATTTAGAGGTTGCCGCAGGTGCCCGCACCATCACTTTCACTATCAAGGTGACTGAACCTGTTATGATCTCGCCTTTCGTGTTTGCTGGCGATGAGGGACAGGGCATGTACGGATTGCAAAACCTCAACTGTACGTATACACTGTCGTCCTCGGCGAATAACGTCGTCCGCTTCGGTGGTGTGTTGGTCGGTGGAGCTTCTGCCCGCTACACCGTCGCACCTGTTGTCACCTTTCTCGGCGCGCTAGAACCAAAACTGTTGTTCCAATTTTTAACCCCACATCCGTCTGATTTGCTTCCGAGCCGTAATATTTTGCCCTACGTGGAGCTCCCGCGTTATTTAACTTCTGTTGAAAATCTTGCTGCAGGTGCTTCTGCTCGTCTCGTGTCTTCATCCCTTCAGCTAAATATGGTACCGGATAAGCTGTACATCTGTGTTTCGCGAGCGATTGATCAGCGTTTAGTATCTGATGCCGACAGTTTTCTCCCGATTAAAAGCATTTCCATTAACTGGAATAATTCGTCGGGGATTTTGAGTTCAGCCACACCACAAGACCTGTGGAGAATGTCAATTGAAAACGGAATTAACATGTCGTGGGCCGAGTGGTCTGGCGAAACAACCATTCCTTCCACTGCCGCCGCTGGTGTTTCCACTATTCAAACGTGTGGTCCAATTCTCTGCTTGGAGTTCGGTAAGGACATTGAACTGAACCAGGACTACTACAGTCCAGGGAGTTTAGGGGCCTTTAATCTCCAGTTCACTATGGAAATTACCAACAACACGGCTGTGGCGCTCTCCAGCTACCAGTTGATGGTGATCACGCAGAACTCCGGGGTCTTCAGTTTAGAGCGCGGTGTAAGTTCATCTTACCTCGGGATCCTTACGAAATCAGACGTTTTGGAGGCCTCCAGACAAAAGGCAATTCCCTACAGCGATGCTATCCGAATGGTGGGGGGCGGGCGGGTGTCGGATTTTTTCAAGCGAGTGGCCTCCAAATTAGGTGATGCGGGTATGGCCGCACTCCCTGCTTTGAAGGATATCGCGGTCGGTGCTTTGAAAAAGAAGGTCGGGCTCGGTCAGTCCGGAGGCAAACGCCAATCCGATATGGGAAGTATGGAGGATCGCCTCTATTAATTTTTAATTAAATTTTATATATAAAATAATACGTCTTATTTATATATAAATCATGCGATGCTAGTTTCTTCAATCGGTTCGCTCGGTGTAGGCGGTGGTGTACGTTTTCTACAATCGGATTCTATACACTTGCCGAAGATATTACATTTACGGAGGTGGATGGTTGCCATACAAGCCCCGAGTGCCCCTAAACCAGCGACTATTAATGTGGAGATAGAGAGAATATCTACCATATATATATATCTAGAAAAAAATCGGATCCGAAGTGAAATCAAAACTCAGAGGGCTCTTCCTTATTTATTAATAATTAATTATTAGTTAAAAATTAATTATTTATCGGATCGGAAGTGAAATCAAAAATGTATAGGATTTATATAGTGAGTGTAAAAAAATTGAAATGCTTTTTCGGTTTGGAGAATAGAGTAACTAACCAACAACCAAGCAAACGAAAACCAAACGAAAACCAAACCGAAGATGAATCACTCAGCAGAATTTAAAGCACTATTCACTACCGAGAGTGTCGCCAAGGGGGCTTGGTACTACGACCAAGTGGCGAAAAGTCAGCACACTCAAACGCCTGAGATACAAGCAATGGATGCTCTTGTCTTGAAAATGAGTGTGGCTGTATCCAGATGGATAATTTT